TTCGTAAGCAAGCTGAAAAGCAACACGCTGAACAACAAGAAGCGTTGACGCCTGAGCCTGCTACAGCGGATGCTGTCGCTAATTGATGCTGACATCATAGCGTACAGAGCAGCTGCTGCCTGTAACAGGGAGAGCCTACAAACAGCTATTCGTACTGCGGATAGTCTTCTAGTAGATGCTCTCCTTTTTTGTGACTACGAAGATCGCTTTTACGACAAGTGGAAATTGTTTTTAACAGGCAAAGACAACTTCCGATATAAGCTTGCTGTCACTGCGCCTTACAAAGGTAACAGAACACAGGAGAAGCCGAAACATTTATATTCCATAAGAGATTTTATGGTAGATAAATGGAACGCTATGGTGTGCAACGGTCAAGAAGCTGACGATGCTATCTGCATTGAAGCAACGAAGAACACGGGTGAGTTCGTCATCGTTAGTTTGGATAAAGACTTCAAGCAAATGGAAGGACATCACTTCAACTTCGTCAAGAAAGAACATTTATTTGTAACAGCTGAACAAGCACAACGTTTCTTTTACATGCAAATACTGATGGGTGATAAAGCCGATAACATCATCGGCATCAACGGCATCGGTATGGTGAGAGCAGAGAACATGTTGATTGAATGTACCACTGAGCAAGAGATGTTTGATGTTTGTGTTAAAGCTTACGACGATAATGTTGATCGAGTTATCGAGAACGCAAGGTTGTTGTGGCTACGACGTGAAGAAGGACAAATATGGGAACCACCGAAACAGGTGTGAAATATGACGATGGTAAACCTCAGTACAGTCTGCTTCCTGCACAGGCTTTACTAGAGGTTGTCAAAGTGTTGACGTTTGGTGCTAGTAAATACGCACCAGATAATTGGAGGCGAGTACCAGAAGCTGAGCGTCGATACTTTGATGCTGCCAATCGACATATGTGGCAATGGGCAATGGACGAAGAATATGATGAGGAGACAAAGCTTCATCATCTAGCATCGTCTATTAGCAATTTGTTATTCATTCTTCAGTTTAGACTGGAAGCACAAAATGCAAAAACTCCTGCTGACATTTGACGAAGAGTCAGAGATGTTTGAAGTTACTTTCGGAGAGAGTGAATCAGATGCGTTCACTATGTACTTCGAAGATGCTGACGATGTTCTACGTTATGTGAACTACGTCTTGTTGACAATAATGCCAGATGAGAAACAACAACCAATGGACGGAGTCTCGTTATAGAAGCTTCATCATTAGCGCACTGAGGGCAGCATCAAGACGATGGCCTGTCAAGTGGGCAGTGTTGAAAGATGCTGCTGTTGGTAAGCAAAAAAATATATCAACTGGTAAGCTTGCAGAGCACTATAAGTGCGCTTCTTGTGGTAACATATTTCCAGCTAAAGAAGTTGTTGTCGATCACATCGATCCTGTTGTCGATCCCAAGAAAGGCTTCGTTAGTTGGGATGATTACATAGAACGAATGTTCTGTGAGGCAGAGGGTCTACAAGTTCTTTGTAAACCATGTCATAAGGTGAAGACAGATGAAGAAAGAAAGTCCAGAAAAAGTCTTAAAGCTTGAGCTTGAAGGCTATGCTGCTGACGTTGTTACAGAGGCAGCAATCAAACATCTATACGAAAGTATCTACGAGTTGATTCAGTACCCCGGATTCAGACGCATGGATGATGATGCTAAAGAAACAGTGTACGACGTAATAGAATCTCTTCGTACTGTTCTTTACTATCTCCTGCAGAAGAATGAAGCCTTAGACTTCTTCGACAAAGTTCAAAGGCAGTACACAGAATGAGATATGTAGATCCTCCGTGTGGATGGAAATATGGATTCCCTATGGCGATACCGGATGACGTTACAGATATCGTTGGTTGGATTGTTGAACAAGGATATCCGCGTGAGTTGGTAGAAAGCTATGGTGAATATTTCTTTTTAAGATTTTGGGAAAGTGATAAAGGAGAAGAAGTTGACATTTGATGATTATCAAAACAAGTGTTTCGATCTAGCACTACCATCAGCAAAGAGTTCACAATATTTATTTGCTGGACTTGCTGGTGAAGTTGGTGAACTCTGTTCTTTGTATGCCAAAAGTGTACGTGACGGAATCAACAACGACTTCATGGATAACGTGAAGAAAGAGGTTGGAGATGTTCTATGGTTTGTTGCAGTAATTGCTCACTATCATGGACTGTCTCTAGAGGATGTTGCTCAAGCAAACATTGACAAGCTTGAGAGCAGACGCAAACGAAACGTCATTACCGGAAGTGGGGACAATCGGTAATACGTGGTATAACAACCCTCCCCAAAAGCAGCAATCCCGCTGCTTTTTTTATCGAAAGGAAAGTATGAGTAAGCTCGACAGTTACAAGCAATACATTGCTAAGAGTCGTTATTCCAGATATCTCGATGACAAAGGGCGTCGAGAGCATTGGGAAGAAACGGTAGATCGATACTTCAACTTCATGGAGAAACAGCTTAAAGATAAGCAGGGCTACACGCTAACAAAAGAAATGCGTAATGTTCTGCAGAGTGCTGTCACCAATCTGGATGTGATGCCATCAATGCGATCCATCATGACGGCAGGCGATGCACTGGAGCGTCAGAACATCGCTGGTTACAACTGTAGCTACCTGCCTATTGATGACCCCAAAGCATTCGATGAAGCCATGTACATCTTGTTGTGTGGCACTGGTGTTGGTTTTAGTGTGGAGCAGAAGTATGTCAAACAACTGCCTGAAGTACCAGATCAACTCTTTGACTCCAACACTGTAGTTGTGGTTAAAGATTCCAAAGAGGGATGGGCTAAAGCTCTACGACAAATCATCGCTTTGTTGTACGCTGGTGAAATTCCTAAGTGGGATGTATCAACAGTGCGTCCTGCTGGTGCACGACTCAAGACATTCGGAGGTCGAGCAAGTGGACCTGAACCACTGGTGTCACTTTTCAAATACGTTGTGTCTAAATTCAGAGGTGCTGTAGGCAGACGTCTTACCAGTATCGAAGCACATGACATTCTGTGCAAGATCGGAGAAGTTGTGGTTGTGGGTGGAGTAAGACGCAGTGCAATGATTTCATTGTCTGATCTTACCGATGATCGTATGGCACACGCTAAGGCAGGTAATTGGTGGGAAACAAATGGTCAACGTGCTTTGGCTAACAACAGTGCTGTGTATGAAACAACACCTACTGTTGGTCAATTCATGCGTGAATGGTCTAACATCTATGAAAGCCACTCTGGTGAGCGAGGTATCTTTAATCGTGAAGCAAGTGAAAAACAAGCTGCTAAAAATGGTCGACGTGAACTCAATCAAGAATGGGGTACTAATCCTTTGACAGTAGAGGCATGATAGAGTAATCTATCTTGAAAACTTATCTAAAAACAGGGGAACTCTCTACGGAGACAATCCTGTGCCAATCCGATATGGAAGGTGCAACGACTATGAGTAAAGAACTGAGTAAACGTTTGTATTATTTCTCCACCTTTGACGGCGGTTTATACGTCACTGGTAAATGCGAGAACGCTAAGTACATCATGAATATGCGTACTGAAAATCTCGATTACGTGGAGAAGGTTAAGCAGACATTGGAAGAAGCTGGCATTGGTGTTCATGTGTATGATCGCAAGGACTACAATGAAGATGGTTGCACACGACAACCTCAAGTTCGTCTTGAGTCTCGTGTCCATCCTAAGCTGACTACAATCTGGGAACGTATTTACATGGATGGTAAGAAGGTCATTGACCCTCACATGCTAACCTTGTTGGATGCAGAAGCCTTAGCTATTATCTTTATGGCTGATGGTGGAAGATATGTGGATAAACGCTGCAACGCAACACCTGCATATAAGCTGCACACCAAAGGATTTAGTTATGGTGACAACTGGTTGATCAAGAAAGCTATTAAAGAAAAGCTAGGTCTTGAATTCAACATCAACCGTCATGGTAAATATTGGTTTCTATCTTTGCGCAGTAAAGACAGCGCTAAATTTGAAGAGATTGTGAGTCCTTATGTTCTTCCAAGTTTCAGTTATAAGCTCGGACGATAAGCCCCACGTTAATGTGGGTGATGATATAGTCTGTTCTATGGGGCAACTCATAGAGACACACAGAAATGATGTGTCCCTGCGAAAGCAGAGTAACAATGAAGGCTCTGAGATTATTCTTCGTCCTTATCAGTTCTGTAATCTATCTAGCGTTATTGTGCGTAGCGATGATAGTATGGATGTTCTTAGGGATAAGGTTCGTATTGCAACCATTTTGGGAACGTTCCAATCAACGATGACAAACTTTCCATACCTGCGTAAGATATGGCAAAAGAACACCGAAGACGAACGCTTGTTGGGTGTGTCAATGACAGGCATCTTGGACAACGCTTTGTTGAACAACCCAGATGATCCTGATCTACCGAAACGACTGGAGGAACTACGTGATTATGCTATCGCCGTCAATGCTGACCTTGCTGCTGCTCTTGGTATTAATGTTAGTGCTGCAATTACGTGTGTTAAACCTGAAGGAACTGTCTCTCAGCTTACAGGCACTGCTAGTGGCATTCACCCTCAACATAGTCGCTATTACATTCGTCGTGTTAGGTCTGATAACAAAGATCCGTTGACGCAATTCATGAAGGAACAGGGCTTTCCTAATGAACCAGATGTGATGAAGCCTGATAGCACTACGGTGTTTAGCTTCCCTGTTGCTGTTGCTGAAGGTGCTGTGTTGCGCGAAGACTTGTCTGCTGTTCAACACTTGAAACTGTGGCTGTTGTTCCAACGACATTGGTGTGAACATAAACCATCAGTGACCATCAGTGTTAAAGAAGAAGAGTGGCCTACTGTAGGAGCGTGGACATGGGAACACTTCGGTGAAGTAACTGGTGTATCATTCCTACCTATGGATGGTGGCACATATCGTCAGGCTCCATACGAGGCAATTGATAAAGAACAGTATGAACAGCTTGCTGCTGTTATGCCTAAAGACATTGACTGGAACTTGTTCATTGAACAAACAGACAACGTTGAAGGTGTACAACAACTTGCCTGCACTGCTGGCTCTTGCGAAATTCGATAACACATAAGCCCCTTCGGGGGCTTTCTTTCAAGGACTATTATGATCCATATTACATTCCGTCACGGTGTTGGTCTTGACATCGAAGCAAACGAAGATATCTGTCATCGTGTTGCTTACAACGGTGATGATGACGATGAAGGTGTTGTGTGCTTTGTTGGCACCATCATTCGTATTCCTCTTTTCACAATCTACATTGGGGACTTCACCCCCATTGAGGAGCTTGTAAATGATTGAAGTAGACATCACCGACCACATGGTGAACAACGCTAGAAGAAAAGCTGCAGAGATGGGTACCATTCGTAACAGCATCACTTCTGGTAAAGGTAACCTTGTTGGATTTATCGGTGAAGAAGTTGCTCGTCACGTGTTGAACGACACTGGTCATCACGCTGTAGAACAAAACACCTACGACTACGATCTTGTTGTTGATGGGAAACTATTGATTGATGTGAAGACAAAGGCGACATCTGTAGAACCTAAGCCACATTACAGCTGTTCTATTGCGTCTTTAAACACACATCAAGAATGTGACCATTACATCTTTGTTCGTGTTAAAAACGATTTGACAAAAGCATGGTGGCTTGGTGTATACTCTAAAGCAGATTACATCAGAGATGCTGTGTTCTTGAAGAAGGGAACACTAGATCCTGACAATCAATATGTGGTGAAGAGTGACTGTTACAATCTACCAATCTCAGCATTAAAGGAAATGCTATGAATCAACAGAAACAACAGAAGAGTTCTGAAAGCTTTGCGTTTAAAGAAGGCTACTACGCTTTCTCTCGTGGATGGCTTAGCTGTAAATACAACAGCGATAGTACCAAAGGGAAAGAATGGCAGCGAGGATTTGACAGAGCTTACTTTGACAATCTCGCCGCACTTAAACGACAGTGATAAAAGCGACTGTAGCTCAGGTGGATAGAGCAACAGCCTTCTAAGCTGTGGGTCGGGAGTTCGAATCTCTCCAGTCGTACCATCAACGTTTCTTAACAAAACCACCTTCGGCGAACTTATTACTAAGCTTCAATATGTCTTGCATAACATCACCTGCGTTAGTGCCACTGGGTGATCTAGCCAAGTCAATTGTGTTCAATGCTTTTAAAAGTTCACGAAGGTTGTCTGCTTTGTCTTCTGCACCGAGACGATCCATCTCTGTGGCAAGCTTTGGTATAAGTGTCTTAAACTTATCACCAACACCATATGTCAAATCACTATAAACCTGATGACCTACACCACCTTTGGTGCTGGACAGTTTAGACAGATTCAGCGTGTTGTTAAGATAGTCTCTGATGTTGTTGTAAGAAGAATAGACATCGAGCTTCGTCAGCTTAGCTTGATCCCACTTATCATATGCGGCTTCAATCTTTGCCTTTAGTTCTTTTGATCTACGTTCAATCTTATCGTACTCTTTCTGTTTACCGATCATTTCAGAACTAATCTGAGGTTTGAAACGATTTGTTCTAGCAATCTTTTCTGCTTCAACAATAGCGCTTTCTTTCTCAAAGAAACCAGCTTTGGGAATATTCAAAGGTCTGATAGAAGTTTCATCACCAGTAACAGTACGAGCAATAACATCAATGTCTTTGGTGCGGTATGCTGATATTGGCATGTCAACTTTAGCAAACTCATATTCAGCATATGGCATATCAAACTTAATAACGTTTGACTGTGGACTATCTCCACCAAATGATGACGCTCTTATATTCAAACCAACGTCACGTGTAAACGATGGTGCTCCAACATCAAGCTCAGCATGTGCGTTCCATCTTGCTTGTGGATCATCAAAACCTTGAGCTTTGATCTGTTCAATGTTTGTGTCACTGATTGTACCGTGATACATACTGACAGGTGGAGTATCTTTATACTTCTCACGCAAACGATCCAGCTTCTTCTGATTGCGTTCTGTCAACGCACGAAGTTGTGCAACATCATTTGCATTAAACGGTCTAACTTCTCTGCCGTTCATCTGACGAAACTCACCTTGTGATACACCGAAGACAATATCGTCTTTGTCAGCAAACCCGTCTTCAAGCTTTAGAAAATCGTAAGCTTCTTTCCTTGACTGCTTAATAGCGCTGATAATTTTCTTTCTATCATCAAGTGTAGCGTCTGGAAAAACATCTTTCAAACTACCCGATGATGCCTTCTTCATGAAGGTGTAGTCAACTTCTGTCGACTTTAGTTTCTTTGCTGTTTGTTCAACAACTTCTGTTTCTTCTATAGGATTGAACGGAAGATATTTACTTGTCTCTTCAACAGGGATACCTTTCTTAGCTGCAATTTTATTTGCAAGCATGTTGACATATCCCTCTTCACCAGCCGATCTAATCCAATCGTCAATGCCTGT